TGAGCCCTTGATGGGTTCTCAACTACGCCCAGGAGGCAACCAACATGTCAGACGAAGCCGTTACCGCCGACACTGAATCTGCTGTGGCCCCGGAGGTCACCCCAGAGGACAGCGGCATGCTTGAGGAAATCAGGAAGGTTCGCAGGGAGAACGCGAAGTACCGGACTGAACGCAACGAAGCCCTCACGGCTATCGAGGCACTCAAGAAGTCTCATGGTGAGCAGGACGCAGCGTTCAACGATCTTCAGGCCGAGCATTCCGCCCGCAACCTGGAGTTGTTGAAGTTGAAGACTGTTCTCGCTGAGGGCATCCCAGCCGAGGATGTTCTGGATGTGGCCGCCCTGATCCAGGGTGACGATGAGGCCACGGTTTCGGACAGCGTGAAGCGTGTGAAGTCGCTTCTGGATAAAGCTCCCACCCGGGAGCGCCCTGTTGACCCATCTCAGGGTTCGGGCAATGTGCTGCCGCTGAACGGTGATCCGTTGTTGGAGACCGTGAAGCGGATGGTCGGCGCCTAAACCCTTCCTTTTCAAGAAAGAAGACAAACAGAAATGCCTGCATTCAATACCCCCGATACGGTGGCCCTGACCGGCGACACGATGTTCCAGGGTTACCTGGACCCGGTGATGTCTCAGGACTACTTCGCTGAGGTTGAGAAAACCTCCGTTGTTCAGCAGATCGCCCGGAAGATCCCTCTGGGGCCGACCGGTGTTCGTATCCCGCACTGGGATGGTGATGTTCGCGCCAAGTGGACCGGTGAGGGTGAGCAGAAGCCCGTCACCAAAGGTTCGATGACCAAGCAGGAAGTGGTCCCGCACAAGATCGCGACGATCTTCGCGGCGTCCGCTGAGGTTGTCCGGGTCAACCCGGGTAACTACCTCGCGACGATGCGCACGAAGGTCGCTGAGGCGATCGCGCTTGCCTTTGACGCCGCGGTGCTGCACGGCATCGACAGCCCGTTCGGCAAGTGCGTCGCTGACACCGCGAAGTCGGTCAAGTTGGCCGGCCCGGACACGGCGTTCGATTCACTGAACAAAGGACTGGATCTGCTGCTGAAGGACAAGAAGAAGTGGAACGGCACCCTGTTCGATGATCTGGCCGAGCCGGTCCTCAACGGGTCGAAGGACAAGCAGGACCGCCCGCTGTTCATCGAGTCCACGTACACCGACATCAACTCGCCGTTCCGTTCGGGTCGGGTGTTGGGGCGTCCGACGTTCCTGTCGGATCACGTCACCGACCCGACGAAGCCGAACAACGACACCGGAATCCTCGGCATCATGGGCGACTGGTCGAAGATCGTGTGGGGCCAGATCGGCGGGCTGTCCTACGACGTGACCGACCAGGCCACGCTGGACATGTCGGCCAACGGTGACGGCTCCGGCCTGGTGTCGCTGTGGCAGAACAACTTGATCGCGATCCGCATCGAGGCCGAGTTCGGTGTCCTCGTCGACGATCCCGAGGCGTTCGTCACCCTGACCAAGTGAGTTGTCGGGGGAGGGGAGCCATCGCTGCCCTCCCCCCGCAACTTCCCACCCAAAGAAGGGGAAGTGTTGTGAAGCTGAAGAACAAGACCAGCGGTGCTTTCGCGGAAGTGTCCGAAGAGCTGGGCAACGTCCTCGTCGGCGCGGGTGGTTGGCAGGAAATCCCCGAACCGGCAGACGACGTGGAGCCCAAGCCGGTTCGCAAGCGCGCCCCGAAGTCCCTCTGATGGCTTTCGCATCCGTTGACGATGTCGCGGTGCGCTGGTCCCGCGATCTGTCCTGCGAGGAAAGGGAACTCGTTTCGGTTCGCTTGGAGGACGTTGAGCGCCTGATCCGCCGCAGGGTTCCCACGCTCGATGATCGGCTCGCCGCAGGTTCGATTGATGTTGAGGATCTGATTCAGGTTGAGGCTGACGCGGTGCTGCGTTTATGCCGCAACCCTGAGGGCTATGTCAGTGAAACGGACGGCAATTACACCTACCAGTTGTCGAAAGACCTCGCTACGGGGAAGTTGAGTTTGACTTCTGATGAGTGGGCGATGCTGGGTGTTTACCGGAACCGTTTGACCACCCTTGTGCCTTCGGTGCTGCTTGGCGATGGATACACAGTTCTAGGTGAGGCGGAAATACAGCAATGACAACAGTTTTCACGGTGATCGGTGTTAAGAAACTGATCTACCAAACACTGCAGGATGATTACGGTGTCCTGCCCAATGGTGGTGGGTCACTCGGCGGCGGGGTCGTCACCGGGGGCCTGACCCAGGCCCAGGTTGAGGCCATCGTCAATACGGCCATCGCGAACCTGCCGATCTCCCCGACAGGCCCAACCCAGGCGCAGGTTGATGCGGCTATCGCAGCTGCTATCGCCACTGTTGCGGGTGGTGGTTTGACACCGGAGCAGGCGGCGCTGCTGGGCCAGGTGCAGCCGATCCTTGACGTTTTTGGCGGGACTGTCGCGGACCTGATCGTCTATGTCACGGGCGTTGATGACAACCTCGGTACTCTCGGAAGCAGCGCGTACGCAACGAGTGTCGGCTTGCAGCAGTTCCTTACGGCGGTCGCAGGTAATCCTGATCCGTCGGCAATCACAATTGCGGGCGGCGGGCTGGTCGCCCTAGCGGTGACCGCCTGGGATGATCTGGTGGCGCAGGTCGCAGGCAACAATCCCGCCGATTTGCAGCCTCTACTTGACCTGCTCGCGGTGAAGCCCGGTGCGACTCTGGCTGACGTTGAGGTCATCTGGCAGGCGTTGTCGGACGGCAGTGTTGCTGTTGCGCAACTGCTGTCGGCGCTGTCCGGTAAACCGCTGTCGGCCAACCCGACTGCGGCTGATGTGCAGGCCGGGCTGCCGGTGCTGATTCAGGCGATTGTCAAAGATGAGCTTGGTGATCGCGTCACCGCGTTGGAAGCTGCGGCCCTCTCCGGTGAGGGTGTATCGCAGGCGGTCGTCGATTCGCTGCTGGCACGTCTGGACGCCCTTGAGGCGGAGAACGTCACCATGAAAGCTGAACTGGCGCAGAAGATCAGCGAAACCGATATCGCTGCCCTGCGTGAGCAGGCCGCGTTCGCGGTTGAGGAGACTCAGCGGCTTGAGGCTCAGGACGCGGAGATTGTCGCTTGGGTGACCGAGAAGTACTTAGACAAGGAATTCTTTGAGCGGTGGGAGAACTCCATTGTCGACCTATTCAGCGGCGTGTATACCAACCACAACGACCTAGCGAAGCTGGTGCAGGACGTGATGAACGCCATGAACGGGCCAACCGCGACGGTGCAGTCCATCACCGAAATGTTCTGGTTGCTCAACGATCTGCTGACGGCGTTGGTCGAAGCTACTGGCATCGACTTCCCAGGGAGTAAGTGATGACGGTCCTGGGTAACAAGGATAGGGCGGGTGAGCCTCAGAAGTTCACCCGCACTCTGACGCCGTTTGATGGTGACTTCACCGTGATGGAGGCGGTTATCGGGGCGATGCGCACAGACCTGGAGGCGTTGAAAGCCGACAAGGCGGCTCCCCCTCCGCTGCCAGCCAGCACCGTCACTGAGATTCGCAACATCTTCACCGGAGGCAAAAACGTGCCACCCAACGTTGACTGGGTGGCCTGCCCACTCAACGGCACGGGCACGGGACTGGTTGAGGCCCGACTCATCAACGGGACGGTGCAACTGCGGGGCACTGTGGCTGTCAAGGTGTCATCGCCGGGGTCGGGGTTGGGTGTCCGAAAATTGAACAGCGCAATCCCGAATCCCCAGCTTGAGGTCAACGCCGCCGCGTTCGCTGTGGACACCGGTACGTCGTACCGGCTTGCGGGTGTCCGCATCAGCACAGACGGCGGCATTTCCGTTTCGGCCCCCACCGGAAAATACGACACCGTGCAATTCGACGGCATCAGCTATCAGGTGTTCTGATGGCTACAACTTTCGGCAACAAAGACCGTACCGGCCAGCAGGCGCAGTTCCCGCGCACCGTTCCCGCCGACACAAAGACGCTCATCTCCGATGCTCTGATGGACCCTGCCCTGCCTTTGGCGCAGGTCAGTAATCAGATGACGGCCTACCTAAACGCCATCTCGGCTCGGATGGACACCGTCCAGGCCGGGTTTACCGACCTAAACGGTAAATCGTCTGCCCTGCAAGGGCTTACGGTGGCGATGCGCGGCGAGTTGACCAAACTCCAAGCCGAGGTGGCGGCAATCAAAGCGGAGCCGTCACCTATCGGGACGGTCATTTCGTCGCTGCTCACTGAGGCTGAGATCAGCGGCATGACCGGTGTGTGGGTGCTGTGCGATGGGCGCAGCGTGGCAGAAACAGCGTATGCAACGCTCACCAAACGCAACACGGTGCCTGATCTGCGTGGGTCGTTCCTGCGCGGCGCAGGCACACGGGCAGGCGTTACCGGGTGGGCCGGTGGCACGCTCAACGCCCACGTCGATGACTCAACTAGGGCACCGCGCACCAACTTCACCGTCACCGCACGCAACCCGATCAGACAGGGCGACAGTGGACGGGGCATAGCGGGTTCTGCGTCGTATGCGGCAGGCGAGGCGTACCTGCGTCCCGGTGAGTCCACAAATCCTGTCACTGGCGGCGACGCGGAAACCCGCCCGAAGCACTTTGTTGTCAACTACTTCATCAGGGTGGACTAGGAGGTCAATATGGAAATCACCAACGGAGAAGTCAAAGCCGATCTGCCCGACACGCTGGCCAAGCTACTCATCGACAACCTCGATTGGAAGAAGGATCGGGCAGGCAAGGCGGGTGAAATCGTCACGCTGGCAGACCGGGTGAACGCCCTCGCCGCGCAGCCGGCAGAGGACGACGCACCGATCCCGATGACACGGGTGCCAGGTGTCGTTGACATCTCCATGAATCGGCTGAAGAAGCTCGTCGCTGACGGGGTTATCCCGCACATCCTCAAGGACCGCACGAAGCTGATCCGGCCCTCGGACGTGAAAGCCGCACTCACCCAATGAGCCTTCTGGACAGGGGTAATCAGTGCGTGGTTGTGTACCCGGAGGAAAAGGTCACCGACGCGGACGGAAACACGAAAACCCAAGCCGCTAAGTGCGGGTTCCGGGCCAGGGCACGCATCCAACCGTTGGGTTCCGGTGGCGCAGCCTCAGCCGACCAGTACGGGGATGGGTTCGACAGCGAGAAGGTGTATTCGCTGCGTTTCCCCCGCGGCCTGAGATGTGTGTTGGGTGCCCAGTCCCAAATTGAGTGGATGGGTGAGCGGTGGGTCATCCACGGTGACCCGTTGAGGTACACCAACTCTCCGCGCACCTCCCACCTGATCTACACCATCAAGAGGCACTGATGGCGGAGATCTACAAGAAGGGCAAAGCGTTCAACGGGATGATCGCCCACATGGACGGGGTGAAGGGTGCGTTGCGGGACGAAGCGGGCCGCCTGGAAGGCATCGCGCAAACCCGGTTAACAGCCGCACGCTCATCAACGAAATGGGTGAAGTACGACCGCGGCTCGGCCGGCGAAACCGCCATCGAAGTGTCCGAAGCGGACGGCCAGTACACCTGCGACTACCACGTCTCCATGACCGCCGCGAACGCGATGGCCATCGAGTACGGGCACGCCCCCTCGGGGAAGTTGGAGGGAACCCGCACGAAAGCGCCGTTCGGTCTTTACATCATGACGGGGACGCACAGCCAAGCCTAGGAGGTGAGCATGTCGAGGATGCCTCGCATCCAGTCGGTCATTCTCCCCATCCTGCGGGACGCGTTTCCCGATGTGAAGGTCGGTTCCTGGGTTGAGGACATCGACTTTCGTGACTTCCCGATGCTGCAAGTCAGGCGGATCGGTGGGATGCGGCACGACCGAAGACCTACCCAGTTGGCCATGCCGGTCATCGAGTTGACCGCTTACGGCACAGAGGGGTTGGTGGAAACCGAGCAGCTGTACGAAGACGCCCTGGAGGCGCTGTACGACGCTGCGGAGAATCAGAAACGGACAGATACCGGTTATCTGCACTCAATGAAGGAGACCTCTGGCGCCGCCCAGTACCCGTCTCCTTTCCAGGACTCCTGGCGGGTCCAGGGACTCATCGCATTCGGGGTTCGACCCCTTTCCAATCAAAAACCAGGAGTAAATAGACATGCCAATCAATGACAAAGCGGTCATCACCGCCGCGACTGGGTTCATCTACACGGCCCCAGTCGGCACTGCTGCACCGACCCCAACTGAGCTTGCGGCTCTGGATTTGCAGCGCCTGATCAGCGAGGCTTCCGGCGAGGACGTTGCCGACCCGGATGCCGATGCTGATGCCGGCGGCAAGGCCGGGCGTTCCACTGTCACCGCGGACCCGAAGGCCCCGCTGGCTGTGGCGTGGGTCAACGTGGGCCACACCTCCAGGGATGACCTCCCGGAGTGGGGCCTAGATGGCGGCGACCTCGAAACCAAAGGCACATGGCAGAACGAGTCGCTGCGCGAGGTTGAAACGAAATCGACGGTCGACTACCTGACGTTCAAGTTGCACCAGTTCGACTCGGGTGCGTTCGAGCTGTACTACGGCAAGGACGCCCTGCCCACCACGCCCGGTGTGTTCGGTGTGGCCGGCGGCACCACCGTCCCGGTGGAGAAGGCGCTGTTCATTGTGATCGTGGACGGGCAGAACAAGATCGGGTTCCACGCCCACAAGGCGTCGTTCCGGCGTGACGATTCGGTGGAGATGGCCTCCGATGAGTTCGCTGCGCTGCCCATCCGGGCGACGCTGCTGCGCCACAACAACGAAGTGAAGTTCTCCTGGATCAACAAGGACTTCTTCGTCCCGTGAGTAGGCCGGGGGAGGGGAGTTCCTGGCGGGCCGCTCCCCTCCCCCCTCACCTTTGCCCGCCGAGACCCGCTATGAGAAAGGCCCAGCCATGCCCAACAGCAACATTTTGACTTTGGATTCCCTCCGCGAAGACATCGAGCGGGAGTTCGCCCCCTGCCAGGTGGATTTGGGGGAGGGGAAAACGTTGACGCTGCGGAACCTTCTGCGGCTCCCGAAGAACACCCGGGAACAGGTGTACGCACTGCTCGATGAGCTGTCCGACATCCAGAAAGACGACGACCAGGACGGCTTGGTGGCCACTGAGCAGTCCGCGCAGATCGCCCTGAAAATCCTGCCTTTGGTGGCCGACAACGAGAAGCTCGGCGCGAAGCTCGTGGAGTCCATTGAGGACGATTTGGCGTTGACGCTGCGGGTGTT